GAATAGGAACAACCGTAGGTCCAGTTACATTCCCACCAGCAGAAAACACAATAGTATTTTGTGGTAATGGGTTCATTGGAGCATCATCGTGTTGACAAACCGTAAAATAAGAATCCGTGAGAGGCAGTTTTGGGTTGCAATAGTTATTGATTTCTCTTTGTATGTCCGTCATGGAAACTTTTTCACCCCAACCTTCCTGAACTCCATTCACATAGCAATTTGTCCAGAAAATAGGAATGTACTTCCGTCGTAGATTTTCGAATCTATCCACGTTTCTCTGATAAAAGTCAAAGAAATATTCTTCTAAATACTTCCCCCTGTGGTATGGGGGATATGTTGGATAAGATGGTTTGGGTCTTAGTTTATTAGATATATCAGATACTAGCATATAATTTTCTTGTGCTGTCTCCAACTCCGAAATCTTGTTCATTTTAATTTTGCCTCTATAAGTAGATGCCACCCAAGATGTTTTTTCATGGCAGAGAATACTTTGTCATTCATATTTTCAAACCACGGTTCTTTTACAAAAAGTCCTTGTTTATACTCAGGAATTTTATATGTAAAAATATGATCCTGTTTAATAGAAGTAACATCATAGTCTGATAGAAGATTTACTACCTCTTCTTTCGTATACATGTTTGCAATCGGACACCCATATTGTGCTTCAGGTTGGTCCAATCCTTCATCAATCATGTAACCCTTCCAAGAGTCTTTTGCATACAACATAATTCTTAACACACCATCGTCCTTGAGGTATTTTTTAATTTTAGAAAATACTTTGTCGGGGTTTGGGGTGTGGTGAATGACACCAAACGAGTAAATAACATCATATTGCTTTTCGGGAAGGAAGTCGCATAAATTTTCTGAATTGCCCACATAAACATCTACATCATAACCATAAGCATCAAATCTTTTTCTGGCGATGTCCGCACTTTTTTCTGAAAGTTCTGTCGCTGTATAGTTTGCACCAGACTTCAAAAATTCGATACCATCTGTTCCTATACCACAACCAATTTCCAATACGTCTTTACCTTCACAATCATTAAATTTGGCAAACTCTGAAATATGAGGTTCAGCAGTATATCTCTTTGCTGAAACTTCTTCAAAATATTCAAAAGTACCAACTTCTTTATCTGAGTGTTTGATATTACAAGGTTGGTTATTCCAATAACTCTTTACATTATCAATTGTCACATTCATCAAGAAACCTCAATAGTTGACATAGAAGTGTCTCCAATAGAAATTAGTTCCACACCATCCTGAGATGGCATCATTCTCCACGGATCAATTACCACGGATCCTGCGGGGAACTTGTAGTCAAGAAACTTGTCATGGTTCGTACCAATAAAGAACACGGCAGGGTAGTCCAAAGGTGGGTCATATTTATCAATCCAAGGATCGTACATCTCGACATCAATATCATGTTCCTCTATCATATTCTTCATCAAAATAGAAGGACTTCCCACAGTGAGATTTGTTTCCTTCTTAAAACACTTACCTAGAATGATAGACTTTAGTCCTGTCTCCTTTGACTTAGCAATCAGCATATCACCTAACCACTCTGTCTGCTTTTCTCGGCAAATCATTAGATTTTCATACCAATCATAACTTAAGTCTAATTCTTGTGCCATCCATGACAACGCAATATTATCTCTTGGATGGCATCCACCACCATCTCCCATTCCACCAAGAAGATACTTAGTACTAATAAGTCTTTCATTAGCAAGGAACATGCCACGCATAACATTATCACAATTCACATTATCTAACTTGTGGGACGCTTCCATGATAACATTCGCAAGATTAATCTTCATAGTGATATAAGTGTTGTATGAAACCTTAATCATTTCTGCTTCTTCAATAGTACATTCATAAACTGGTCTATCATGAATTGTCGCATAAAATTCTTTTGCGGCTTCATACGCACCTTTATCATCCACACCAAAGAGGACAAATTCAGGTTTTACAAAATCATTAATAGTCGTTCCCATCGCAATGAAGAATGGATTATAACACAACTTAATTCGGTCACTAAGAATTGGTTTAATTTCTCTTCGTGTGGTGCCTGGTAAGACTGTAGAAATGATGATTACAATCTTTTCGTTACCTTGCTTATCAATTTCATCTGATAAAGTTTTAAGTCCAGACTTGAGGTAAGTGTAATCAAAATCTACTCGTTCGTCTGGAAGTCTGGTTGTTCCTTCGAAGTAAGGGTCGTGTGGAGTTTGAATTGGAACAAAGATAATATCCGAATTCTTTACCATATTTTCTACATCACAAAAGTTAATATTATGATTTTTTAAAAGTTCTGGTGCGCCTTCCTCTCTATATGGAAGTTTCTTTGTTTCTAGAATGGTTTTTACGTTAGGATTAATATCATAACCATAAACCTCATGTCCCTTTTCATCGATTGCCAAAGCACACGGCAAACCTAATTTTCCTAATCCCATAAATCCTATTTTCATTTTAATATCCATTTTAAATCTGAATTTAATATCTTTTCTATATCTATATCCATATTTTTATTTGCACAATCTTCATAAAAATGGGGCGGAAGATTATCACACGCCGCAGTAAGTTCCTTAACTGTCGAATCGTTATCAGAATTAAGGTCATATCTACTATGAACCACTTCTATAAATGGGGTATATAATTCAAGTCCAACTTTACTTGCTAATGTGCCAACATATGCATCACTCAAAAAGCAAGGAGAAAAGTAACCTAATATTTCGTAAATTCGTTTATGCATTATAGGAAAGCAATTTGCTCCCGTTTCTGGCAACCACCTACCATCCGATAAAATTTTTGGATTTAAAACTAAAACTTCTTCTATCTTTTCTAATTCCAAATCCCAGTTTGTTTTATTAAAATGCAAATCATCGTTGGAAAGAAACAACCAAGTTCCTTTTGCCCGCTCTGCTATTTCGTTATAGAATCTATGTAATTCTGCATATCCATTATATCTAGGTCCGACAATCATTTTAATATTATCATTCAACTTGTCGGCCAAATAATCTTGTGTTTCAGTATCATCTTCGTCTACCCTCATAATTGCTTCGATGCATTTTGGGTCAGAAACTGAAGAAAATAATGTATACAACATCTTCTTCAAATGTTTTACTCTTTTTCTAGTTGGGGCCATTACTGTGCATAACATGTTCACTGTCCTTATAATAAATTGGTATTGTCTTCATCTTGTGCAGATTTTTATTTCTGTGATATAAATATGTATTCAAAACAGAATCAAACTTTTCGTCTCCGGTAGGAGAAAATTCACTTAAATTATTTTCCTCGGCATAAATCATTGCCTTTTCAATTTCAGCGTACGGGGCACCAAGTTGTTCTTCGTCTGTTCTTCCATCGTTCCATAAACCATCGGTAGGCGGTGCATCAATAATCTCTTGTATAATTCCAATTTCTTTTGCTAAATCCCAAACTTCAGTTTTCATTAAATCTGCAATTGGGCTAATATCCACACCACCATCACCATATTTTGTATAAAATCCTACCCCAAAATCTTCTACTTTGTTTCCAGTACCAACAACAATTCCTTTATTTGTTGAGGCAATTTGATATAAAGTCATCATTCGCAATCTTGCTCGGGAATTGGCCAATGAAAGACTGTCTTTATTGCTGTCTGAAAATACACTAGAAAAACTATCAAATGATTCTGTTAGATCTATTTTATTTGATTCTACATTAGAATAATTTAATAAAAGCCAATCTATATGTTTGTCTGAACGAGAATCTAAAACCTTGTCTTGGTGGATAGGCATGTTAATAGTAATAACTCTCATTTTAGTTAATGCACATAGAGTAGATGTTACTGCTGAATCTATTCCGCCAGAAACACCTATAACTAGAGTTTCAATTCCGTTATCTTCGCTATAATTTTTAATCCATTTTACAATATCAACAAGCATTGTTTTTCTCCTAATATTTTTCTATACACCTAAACACATTTAATAATATCGTTATTTTCCCACCTGTAGTTAACAACGCTACTCTTTTTTTGAAGAATATATGGATTTATTTATTAGCAAAACGTCCCAATAATTGTATCCCGAACCATGATTTGGTTCCCATTTTCTATTGTGTATATTGTACCATTGACTCAAATAATCTAAACATTCATCTATTTGCTCTTTTGTTTGACTGGTACTATGAGCATGAAACTCAACGGATATCTGAGATGATATAGGATGGTTAGCACTTTTCAATATTCCCATCTCCGAACCCTCTACATCCATCTTGATTAAATCCCAACGATCCACTCCCACATGTCTGCTGAATGTTTCTATAGTCATCATTAGAATATCATCACCCTCACGAATAGAAGTTCCTTGTGGATCGTTGGTATAGTTGACCGAACACTTTCCATCACTATCCGATATTCCAATTCTCCAGTAATCTTCTCCTTCAAACACATCAATATCAACTGGATATACATTATAATTCATATCTCTGAATGTGTTTGTAAATCTAAAATCCCTACACCCCAAGTCGAGTATATTTGCATTCTCTGGAAGAATATTTTCATTTAATGTGTGTTCGTGTATTGTTTTTAATTTGTTCATATGTAACCTTTATTATAGACCCATTTTAATGTCATGACACTTATGGAATGGATAAATTTTTTGGTCTGGTTGACCGTCTACATCAATACCATAGTTGAATGGTTGGTCTACAGAATTAGCAGCATTCGTATATCCAATACAACTGTGTAGTAACGGTTTCATATCAAACTTATCCAGACATAAAGAAAAACAACTTTCATCATGTCTATGACTATTAAATCCACCCCTCCACCGTGCAACCTCACCCTCAAGCAAAAAGCCAGAAAGTGACTTTTGGAGTTTGACGACGACTCGATTGAACGGTTTTGCTTCTGGGTCGAGAGACTGGATTATTCCGAAGCAACTGTTGTCATTTTTGTCATAGACTTGTACTTTTGCTCCAACGAAATATGCATCGTTAACATCACCCACGAATTCCATTTCTAGATGTTGTTCATCAATTTGTTTTCTAACCACAAACGAGATACTATTCTCGGCGTGTGCCTCTTCTGCGCTGCCAAACAATCCATCTTCTTCCATCTTTGACCACATATCAAAAAACGGTTGGGTTTTTGGATGATTAAAATCAAAAAGGTATACAGACCCAGCAACTAGATTCAAATTGTTAAGATATTCTTTTGGTTTTACTATCCAATTCAAACATTTATCAGAGGTGCAAGTATTTAACTTGTTGGTATCAACGCCCGCCATAACTCCCTTTCCGCTCAAAACTTCTAATATTGTTTCCAACCCCGGCTTCATAATTATTGCAGTATCAACCCAAATAATTTTCTTGAATCCTTCCTCTAAACAACTTTTTACAGCATGTACCTTAAATCCATACGATGAATCGAAATGCGTACGTGCGCCAGTAGGTCTATTACTTAAATCATCATATTTAGATGCCCAAAACCTCATATTAGCGTCGGGGTATATTTCACTAATAGATTCCTTTAATCTATTTTGCTGTTTGATGTATGCGCCACCATTGGTGTGTGCGTCACCAAAACAAACAGAAGTAAATACTATATCTTTCATTTTATATTCCTCTTTTGTGTTTTTAACAAATTGGCAACATTACCTATTTGCTCTTTATATTGTGAGTATGGTATCAAACTACGATGAAGAAACACGATGAAATTATCGCAGTGCCTCTTTGCTTCCTCAAAAGTATAGATGTAGTCCGGGTGAAGTAGATCGAAGTTCCCTGCTGTAAATCCTACCTTCATAACATCTCCAATACATTTTGAATTTCGTTTTTGTATTTATCGTATGGCCTCAATGAGTGACAATCAATGTAATAACTAGAACTTATCAAATTGGGTTCATATCTCCACGACGACCTACACAATCTTCTATTGTCAATTCTCTTTGGCTGGTGTACCACCCCACCCAAGTTTCTGAAGTTTACAATCTTTTTAGATGTTACAATCTCATCCATATTCCATCCAGACATTGGGGCCCCGGTCCAATTTTCTGGAGTATGAACACTTTTTTCTTTATCGTTGTTAACCATGTTTTGAACATAATTAGAGAAAGATTCTTTATCTATACCCAATACCTCAGTAAACATTTTTCCCAATGCAACATGATAACATATTGGAAAATAATCTTCTGTACTGTTCAAGTTTGACCAATCAGGTTTAGTAGCAAACCAATCCATGATAACTTCATTCCAATATGTTTTGGAAAGAGGAAACATATCAATGTCACTTGTAATCCAAAGAATATCTGGCTCTTGTGTTGGATACCAAAGTCTTGCAAGTTGTGCCTGAGTGTGTATTGGTAAAGATTCATCTGGTAATATATGGTGAACCTCACCATACTCAGAACTTATATCAGTTCTATTTCCTATATGAACCAACACAGGAGAAAATCCAATATATTCTTTCCAGATTTTTGAAACATGATGCCAGAAATCTAAATAATATGAGTTATCGTCACATGACATAATAACTTTAATCATGACTAATCATACTCCTGTGGGAGATAAAATTACATCCACCACTTCTTGAATTTGTTTACCAAATTTAGACCACGGCCTAGGCATATGAAAATCCATATACCACCCCATCAATAAAGCATTTTTGTCCCACGGAGGAAAATCTCCATGTCCTCTATCTAATCTATTACTGCAAAATCCGCCAGGTCTTCTTATGGTAAAGAATCTGTCTGGATGTTTTGTAATCCATTTTTTGAGTTTGTCTTCTTGGTAAGATTCTTCTGCATACCAATGGGGGCAATTAATACCTTCTGGAGAATGATTAAAAACATTTTCTTTCCATTTCAATTTTTCAATTGATTCTTTAAATGAAGGAATTAAATTTAAAGTTTCTTTTCTTAATTTGCCGCTACCAGCACTATAACATGTTGGAATGCATACTCCGCCCTCCGATGCTTCGCCAGCAGTATTCCAAACTCCTGTTTGTGTATTAAATTCTGCATTGGTGTTGTAGTGAATTAATGGCTCAATTTCCCTCGAAATGGGTTCCACAGAATCAACAAAATATTCTTTGGACAATGGCATCATATCAATATCTGAAATTAACCACATCGTATCTGGTTCAAACTGTGTGTACCAATATCTTGCCCATTGTGCTTGCGTGTGGATGGGAACATCGTCTAGTTTTTCTAACTCAACAACTGTTCCATATTCGTTAGAAAGTTTAGACGCATCACCAATATAAACTAAAACCGGCTCAATGCCAATCTTTTCTTTCCATACTCTAGAAACCGCTGGCCAATAATCCGAATAAAAAGGATTGTCGTTACACGACATTATGACTTTATCAATTTTCATACTGCGACTTCTCCTGAATAGTGTTCGCTTAATAGAGACTTTATCATATTAACATCTGCATTGATAATTGAAACATTTTCGGGTATTTCTTCGATTGTTTTTTCAGCAGAAATTGAAACATAATCTTTAGTTTTATGGTAATTGTTGTATTCACAAAAAGCCTTTGCTAAATCATGTAAACTCACCCTATAGCACTCATCCAACGAAAGATACGAACCGTGGGTGTCTAAATTTTCTAAAATTTTATCTGCAACATCGTTTGCATTCACAAAATAACGAATGGTATCTTCTACATTTACACCGATCTCTTTTCCTTCATTTTTAAAATTCTCCCAGAGGTCTAAAACACTTCCAGTCGAGAAAAAGAAATTAACTCCTTGAATCACAGAAAAGTTGTTTTCTAACATCAATCTTTCCATAAGAAATTTAGAAGAGCCGTAAACACTAGTGGGATTAATTGCTTTATCTGTGCTTACTGCAACCACATTCTTTACATTATTGCTTTTTGCCACATCAATGATGTTTCTGCTTCCGTCAATGTTTACCTGAACTGTTCTAGTTGGATTATTTTCACATATTCCAATATATTTCATAGCGGCTGCGTGAATAATATAATCTACATCATGTTTCTTAACAACAGAATCTATAATATCTTTATTGTGTGATATGTCTGCGGAATAAAAAGAAACACCAGGATATTTTAACTGTACTTCTTTCTCCCTTGCTTCGGAGTGAGATAGACTTACTACATTGTATCCGTTATCAACGCACTTGCCGATGATGTGTCTTCCTAAAAACCCTGTCCCACCTGTTATTAATATATTCATTTTAACACCTTCTGTAAATGTTCGTATTTTTTAATATTATCTTTGTTTACATAAACTTGTTTACCCACAAATTCATTATCATGGTACTCGCCACACCCCGGACATGGAAGACAGCATTCTGGGTTTTTACATGTTTCATCTCTAAACCAATGACCATCACCCTTTTCAAATTCAAACCCGCAATGCCATTCTGGAATTTCTTTATGCCACCAACCTTCTCCTCTGAGTCTTGGGATAGGCATTGAATGTTTTTCTTCGTGGGGGAATTGGTGGGGAAACCATTCATCGTGTACATATATCCTATCAATTAAATTTGAATATATTTCATATTGTAAAAACATTTGGTCTATGCCATGTTTATTAAATCTTTCTTGTTTTTTAATTTCAAAATTTTCAATTTTATGTTTTATGTTTTTTAATACATCGCCTCTTACTCCCCACGCACCACCACAAATTACCCAACCATGTTGACACATATCTCTAATTATATGAACATCTTTATCGCTCTCTAACCATTCATTAACTGCTGCCTTGTCCCGAACATTTAATCTTGAATCTGTATCTCTGAATATTGCAACATCAACATCTGGGTCTGATGCAGCAAAGAATCTCCAAAACATACCGTTCCAAGACTCGTCTTGTTCCATCTCTACAACTTCTACGTTGTCTCTTTTTCGCAATTCATCTATTGCTTCCTTTGGAACATTTGGTGAAATGTAAAAACGACAGATCCAATCTTGCCATTCCTTTTCTGCAATATCAGCATTCAATATGGCTCCCATCACATAATGTAGTGAATTGCCCCAAATACTAAAACTAATCACCTTTTTCATTTTCATCGTCCTGATATATAAAATTATCTTTCATTTCAAGATAATCAGATGATTCTTTGTTTGTTGTTTCGTCTTCAAAATATATCTGACCCACAAAATCATCCGAATTCTTTCTTTGTATTGGAAACCCAGTGTTGTTTTCTTTTTTGTGAGTTCGTCGCATCCAATCCATTCTGCCGGACCAATTGTTGTAGTGAGGAAAAGAATCATGAATGAAGGCATCATCCGGTGCGCCAATGCGATAAACAACACCCCTCAGAAATTTTTGATCAATGCCGTGATTATCATACACATCTAATGATATTGAGTCGGGAATTCCTCTTTCAGTTTTAATTCTCTCAACACCAACCCAATCCCGAATGACATCTTTTATGTTTTCGGGCATCACTATGCCTTCGTGTTCATGTGGTTTGTAAACTCCTTTCACTATTTCTGTGAAAAGTTCTTTGGTTTTGCATCCCCACATACCGCCCATTATTGGTTCACTGTGCATTGGGTGGTCCCTCATTATATGAAGGATTTTTTCACTCTCTAACCATTCCTCTACTGCTGCTGCTTCCCGTTCAGTAAGACGGCAATCGACATCTCGGGACACCATTGTATCTACATCGGGGTCGGATATGGGATAAAATCTCCAAAACATTCCATTCCAACCTTCGTCTATATTCATGAATATTAATTCAGTATTATCAAACGATTGCAAATGTTCTATGATATCTTTTGGTGTAGTGCTTCCAATATAATAGCGACAGGTCCAATCAGGATATAGACGTTTGGCTAATTCAGCATTTCTAATCGCACCAACATTATAAAACGGGTTATCGCCCCATATACTAAAACTGATTACCTTTTTCATGTGTGTGTCCTTGACGCTTCTTGGCTCCAAAGATAATGATACATTATCTTATCAGCAATTACAACTTCGTTTTTCAACAAACCTGAACTTAGTAACCGATCACAATAATCGCTATCTTCTCCAAAATCTTTTTCTGGAAACCGAATCTTTTTTGCATATTCTGTTCGTACTGGATTGAGATGATTCACTGGTCGGTGTTGTACACCAAACCCATCTTTATAGTGTCCGCCATATTTATTTGCATGTTTAAACACCATCGTCTGATTTCCATCAACATAATACATACCAGAAAACCCAATGCAATCTAAATCATCATTCTCTTCTATTGTTTTGATTATAATATTAGTATAGTCTTCATCTACCAAATCATCGTCATCTATAAAACAAACATAGTCACCAGAAGCCCTATCCAGCACCTCATTCCGTTTTTGTCCAACTGATTTTTCTCCACCATCAACATTTATTATAATTTCAATTTTCTGTCTATTTTCATCGGTCATATGCATATTTAAAAACGAAAGAAGCCTATTAAGAAGTGCTTTTCTTTCTTCATCATCTAATGTCAGAATACCAACTGTCAACAAATTTTGATTCTCTTTCCTTTTTTTTACTGCAACCTCAATCCTTTCCTTGACTCTTTCTGCAAAACTTCTTGCATATTCTAAAGATCTGTTGTAATTCTCCTCTATATACGGAAGCATTTTGTTATAAGTTTCGGGTGTTATTGTTGAGTTAATTTTAGTAATCAACTCTTGGATGTCTCCATTATCTGTGATTATCATTCCTCTCGTATCAAAATAATCACCAATGTTAGGACATCCAAAATACACAGGAACCGTTTTTGTAATAAAACAATCAATAAGTTTTTCAGTAAAGTAGTCATCAACGGAACAGTTTTCAATTGCAACACTAAATTGACTACCAAATAAATGCTTCTTGTTATCTTCTGGTAACATCTCAACTTCATCATCGGGAATTGGCATTCTAGTGCTTCCATAAAACCTCAATGGTATCTTCATCCAATCTTTGTGTATCCATAAATGTTTTCTTAATTCATAACCATCTAATGTTCGATAGTGACTGGTGCATAAAAAACTCAACTCATATTTCTTGTTCGACCACGAACTCTTTACTGCGTCTTCATCAAAAACGCCAAGTCCGTCAATATGATTAATATGTCCCTTGTTTAACCAAGTTGTACCGTAAGGAAACGCCATTGCATTTGAACATTGACTTATGATGGATTTATCTGATGTGAGAATTAAATCATATTGCCTATGATTAGCAATTACAGCATCAATGTTTTCTCTATTTGGAGAATGGTATGCCTCATTGGAATTAACATAAACTTTAAATGCCGAAGGTTCTTCAAAATGAACTTGATATTCTGGATAATCTGGAATCGCTTCTGTAGAAATTTTTTGCATATTTGAACCAAAACGAGAAACATGAATTTCAACAGGTTCATCAAATTCCAAAACTCCATCCTCAAAAAGATAGTGTGCATGTAAACATTTTGCGGGTATTTTACTCATAATGTGGTTTCCTGTTGCTCATACCAAAGGTTTGCTTCTTTTAATCTACTGATTTTGTGTTCTCTGCCAATAGTGAAATTAACATGAACAACTACTTCGTTTCCTGTTCTAGTTTCAGGTTCATTCCAATATAAATGTCCGTTCTTGACAAACTCTACCGGATAAATTGCTGCTTGTATTTTGTTGTCTAGCACATTTTCCTTTAGAATTTCATTTGTAATTTCTTGATCGTACATACATTCACTCCCCATTTTACCATATTGATAACTCATTTCAAAGAATTTCTTAAACATTTCATGAACACACTTTCTATTCTTTATGAACATAAAACCTGTACATATTTCCATAAATGGAGCATCAGAAGCGAAATATATGTCAATATCTCGGTCATTATTTTCTTTGAGGTTCTTGTCAATATTGAGGATGTCTCCCGTAGGATCTTTGCAAAAAACAACATCACAGTCAGTATAAATTAACGACTCTCTTTCTTGTAATTCTCTTAATATGATTTGTATCTTAGCCTCAGTCACTCGCCTAAATTCATTTCTTCCATATTCATGAAAATTATCTCCAACAGACACATCAAAATATTTAGTTTCACATTGGTACTTGTTCTGTATTATGTCTTGTGATTCTTTATCTAAACAATATACAATTACATTTTCTTCTATTCCCACATTTCTTGTGCTAAGAATAAAATTCTCACATAATTTAAGTGAACCTTTAGTTGTAAATGTAATATACTTCATTCTGTTATTATTTTTCTGTAGAGCATATCATCTGGAGATTCTAGAAAAGTAACCTTGTGGAAATTCTTCATCGCAATATGTTTATGTGTAAGATAGTAGTCACGCCCTGTATTTTTATTATGTAATTCTTTCAAAACATTCATAATATCATCTATACTATCTACAATTATCATGCCACTCGTATCAAAATAATCACCAATATCGGGTGCGCCCCTATAGATGGGAATTGTTCCTGTAACAAAACAATCTGTCAGTTTTTCTGTAAAATAAGAAGGATATTTATCATTTTCCAACACAATAGAATACATGTATGGTATTAGCCCTTCAGACTTATCGTGCCAAACATCACTTCCATCTTTGAGATGACATCCCTCATTCTCACCAAACGATCGTTTGGTGTCACCAAACGAAGTGTTTGTAATCGAACCGAAAACGTGTATTGGTGGTTCTATATTTTCAAGATCTCCGACAGATAAAGTATATTTCTCCTTAAATTCAACTACTGAAGGTGGACCACATTGTTCTTTTATTCTTTCGTATAAATCATGCCTCATTTGATGACCTTTACACATGTTCTTGTTTGAGGATATAAAAGAATTCACAGCACCACCTTCCTTATAGTGTATGTCCCATTTTTCTTTATGAATCCAAGGTAAAGTGCTACCAGCAAAACAAAACTGAATCTTATCATGAAGTTCTACTAACTCCTTGTCGCATGTAAAAATTACATCATATGCATTTATCAGTTTTTGCAATGCTGGAGTTATACCATCTACCTTAAAGTTTCCTTCTTCGTCCGTAGTATATAATTTTGAAAAGAACGGAACGATAGAGCGAGACTCACACAACCATGCGCACTTCTTTGCTCTTCTTCTCTCTGTTTCCATTCCGACTTCAATCTCACCATCAATCCACAATTCAACATCACCCTGAACATCTTCCCAAGAAAACAACCTGGGTTTCATATTGGAACATGAAGACTGGTGGGGTGAAAAAGGCATACCATAAATTTCCCACTTCATATTTTATCTCCCGTTGACTGCCATTCAATCATCTCTTCATCCATACCAAGTTTTCTCAAAGATTCTTTCTTTGACTCTACATCTGCAAGTCCCATTGTAATGTAAGTATTTTCATTTGTGTGTCCTGGCCAAACGCAATAATCAGGACCAACAAACTTTATATTCATATTATTAGCAAATGCAGGAATCAGAGCAAACAAAGGTTCGTGGTCAAATACTCCTTTATTGTTCTCGATTATATCATTTCCTAAGTGTATCCAAGTTTCAATAAATCTTTTTGCTTCTGACGTATTTCCGAAGTATAAAGGAGAAGCCTTCATTCCTGAAATTTCTCCGTTTGCAGTAGCAAACACCACATCAACCGATTCATCAAATGTATCAAATACATCTAACGTCTTATGAATTCTACTATCTATATCCATCCACACTAGGGGTTCGTTATACTCTTCTAGTCTTTCTAGGATATAAGCAGGTTTACTGAGACAATTTGCTTGATATGATCCTAACGACTCCTTTTCACGAATATCATGAGGAATACTCAACGACTCGCATTCTTGCTTCAATCGTTTTGCATGATCGCTATAGTAGGTCGTGCCTTCTATGTCACTATAGAAACTAATTATTTTTATTTTCATAATAAAAAATCCACACGTTATCCATTGCCAATGTGATACTTTGGTATCAACTCCCAATCATCTTTATCTTTATAAGGTAAAATTTTTATCTGCTTAACACTAACTTTGGGGTCATCATCTTCTAGCGTGTCTGCAATTTTTAATAAACCCCACTCTTCTAATAGAGTCGCAATTGTATTTCTTCTACCAATATCACTTTCCGAAATGTCAGACTCTAATCCATCCAACTCAAACAATTCCTTAAAATGCATAATAGCATATCTTCCTCTTTTGTGAAGTATATGACACGATTGATATAATTTGTTTTCTTTTCTAGAAGAAAGACCTATTCGGGTAAGAGTTTCTTTAATTTTAAGAAAGTCATCACGCATGTCAATAGTTATTTCTATTCCCAACCCCTCAAAAATATCATCTTGTTCCACACACATAATAAATATTCCTTCATCATTTTATACACACTATATATGATTTTACTTCTTTATGCCACCACCAGATAAATATTGCTCCATTTCTAAAATATCATCTCTTGTCAGTAAGTCTATTGTTTCTTTTGTTTTTGAATTTGAATAACCATAATATTCCTTCACCACATCAAACCCATCCTCTGTTTCGTTTTTTAACCACTTACTGTATCTCTTCCTTTTTCGTATCACGTTCAGGTGATAATCAAACTGCATATTTTTATCAAGAAATGGAAACTGGTTCATCTGATTTGAATGTATTATTGTGTCTATAAAATAAGATAAACATCTATTCACCACAAATGGGACATATTCCTTTTCTGCCAGTTCATCGCCTAATATGATTTGTTCCTTAGTGTAGTTTATTGCATTTAAGTAATCAAAAAGTTTCACTTCATCACCGCTATTACATGTTCTCTCCTGATGATATCATACTCTTTATGAATACCGATACGAGATCTTGCATCATAAACAATAACATCGCCCTCTTCATATGATACCTCTGGAATATCTCCATTAGATATAGGAAGTCCACATCCCATTGATATGATCTTCGCTTCACAAAACGACCCATCAATAGAGTCTTTTACTTTGTAAATAATTCCACCCTGAGATACCTTCTCTTCTTCATAATCAATCTTCTCAAGGATCAGATGATCACCTTCTGCTGTCATTTTGTTCATTTGAATTCACATCCCATCATTAATTCTACTATACACGCGACTAAGTTAATTTC